GCTGCTCGGGCGTGTAGGACTCCCGGGCGTCGTTGGAGGCGCCCAGCACGCCGGCCAGCAGTTCGGAGTAGTTGCGAGGGCGTGCGTACTCGGTCATGGCGGATCTCCCTATGCGCCGCGACCGTGCAGCGCCTCGTTCACCAGCGGGATCAGCTCTCTGATAACCCTATCGCTGAGCGTCATCATCTGCACCTCCAGCCTAGCCAGCGAAGCGGCATGAAGCGGAGCAGAATCGGTGACAGATAGACGGAAACGGGTGTTCTCGTTCACTTGCCCATTGAGCTTGTCCAACTTGGTGCAGGCCTCACCCACCCGCTGGCCGTGCCCATCCATGCGTTCATCTAAGTGTTCCAGCCTTCCGGCGAAGTCGTCCCGCGTCTCCCGCACCTGCGAGAGGACCCACTTCCCGAACCCGGCCGCCACGCCCGCCGAAGCCGCGCCTGCGGCCCCGGCCACAGACAGTAGTTGAACGACCTCTCCATCCATGGTCCTGTCCCTCTACTTGTTCAGGTCCAGCGTCCACCGCTGGAGTAGCCGGATCACCCCGGCGATCAGCGCCGTGAGGGCCGCCGTCTTGATCTGCTGCGGCTGGAAGCTGCCTACTTGGAAGGCCTGCAATCCAGCCACAGCAGCGCCACTCACCAGCGGGATCACCGTATGCCGCACCGCTGACTTCACATCACCCAGTTCAATACTCCACTTCGCACTCATCTCAGACTCCTTTCTCGTCTACGAGTACGTCCTTGCCCTTCACGCCCTTCTTCACAACCAACACGACACCCTGAAACACCGCCAAGCCGATGACGATGTACTGCAGGTTGTCGATCTGCTCTTGCTGGGCATCGTTCTGTTCCATCAGGTAGAGGATAGCCACCTGCTGCCCCTGCACGATGGGATCAAGGCTGTAGCCTGTGGTGTCCGGCTCGACAAACGGATTGAGCGCCCGACTCAGGCGGGCCACGTCCTGGCCCATGAAGCCCTGCCGCACCTGCAGAGAGTCGGCCTGGATCTTGGCTCGCAGCTCCACTCGCCTGGCACTGTCTGCCACGGTGTCGGGATCGGCCCAGTTGCGCTCCACGAAGTCTCCTGTATAACGGTATCGGTAGGGCATCACGAAGCGCAGGGCTGCCAACACGGAGTCCCCGTTGACCTCGGTGATGTCCGTCTTCCACGCCCGGGAGGATGAACAGTTCGTCCACGAGGTCTCGGAGGGGTCGATCTCGGAGCAGTTGGTGCTAGAGTGTATCTCTAACTGGTGGTCGCCTATGTTGAACGTGCCGTCGATGTCTGAGGTAATCTGCCCGTTCGAGTTCATCTTGAACAGGGGAACGCTGTTGATCTGCACATCTAATTGATACCAGTTTGCGACAGCAGAGAATCCGACAAAGGAAGCACCGGTGACGTCCCCCATCTTAATCTCATTGCCGTCAATGTAGATCTTGGAGGTCACACTGCCGTTGCTCACGCGAATGCTATCTCGCAAGGTGCCCTTGACGCGCAAGATGTCGGCAGCGGTGTCGCCCAAGAGCACGGTCCCCGGAGCAGAGAACACCGAGGCAATTACAGCGACCGAATCCAGAGTCGCCCCTTTCGAGCCCCGCAAGACCTGAGCCCCTCCCGCTGTCATGGAGATGGCGTCTGCCCCCGGAAAGTATATCCCAGTGTTCAGATCGCCGAGGCGGGTGATGGCCGGAAGTGCCGAGGTGCCGGCGGAGAACGGGATGGCGATGGTGGAGGTGGTGTCCACGACCGTCCCGCCAGCGGAGGCGGAGTCCGCGATGATCGCGCCCACGGTGTCTCGCAGGCCGCCAAGATGGATACCGCCGCTCGCCGCCGGGCTGAAGATCACAGTGCCAGTGACCCGGAGTGTCTGCGAGGAATCCAGATAGGTCGTGTCGGCGCGGGTCTGACTTACCGTCGCCGCCGACGGCACCGCCCACAAGATCAGCAGAAGGGAAAGCAGTCTATATCTCACTGGCGAGGCTCCATGGCACGACGGTGCCGGGAAGGTTGAACAGGATCCGCCCATCGCTGGCGTGGTCCTTGGTGACGATGCCGATGAGCTGAACGATGTTCCCCGCGGTGGGCAGGGTGTACGTGTAGCCTCCCGGGGTGGCGCTGAGGTATACCTTGGTACCTACCGACTGAGCTGAGGTGTCCAGGCCGGTAAGCTCGTACACCTGCTCGAAGGTGCCGTCGGCGCCGGTGTTGATGGCATCCGGTAGGATGCCCATGGCGTAGGCGGCGCTCCCCGGGGCCGCCGACTGGGCGTTGACCACGAGGGGGTAGGTGTCGGTGCCATCGGAGTACGTACTCGACAGGCTGACGATGGAGCCAGCCACCAAGACCACGCCGGTGGAGTTGTGGCACTTGTGCCGCAAGCCTCGGGGATTGGCGTGGCTGCGCAGGTTCACCTGACGGAAGCCGTTCGTCTGCGCGTTCACGTAGTCCAGCAGGGTTGTGTTGATGAGCGTCAGGATCTGCGTCAGAGGCGTCTCGACGTCGGCCCAATCGTTGGTCTCGCCATTGACGCCGTTCAGGGTCAGGTTCAGAGTGGGCATCTACCTGCGGTCCTCCACGTAACCGAACAGCTCCCAGGCGTCGATCATGAACGCCCCCTGGATGTTGCCGTTGTCGAACATCCGCAGCTCGAATCGGGTTCCGCCGACAGCAGCGTCTGCCCTTTCGCTGACAAACTCACCGGAGTTCCATTTCCCACCGCCCCAGGTTGAGCCCCCCCATACCGTCAGGTTGGCGCTCAGGTCAATGGTGGCCGTGCCGCTGCGCGTGCCGCCGTCGGCAATGATCTCCACGTAGAGATCACCGGCAACCTGCGTGGCGTGCGTCCGGCAACCCCGCACGGACTTATGGAAGGAAGCTACGCCCTCCTCCTCGCCGGAGTAGCCGCGGCGCCGCATGTCTATCGGAATCTGCGATCCCTGGTCCAGGTAGACCGACGGCGCGTCGTACTCGTACACCACGCCGTTCCGCGCTCCGAAGCACCGCTCCTGCCCGGCGGCCGAGGGATGCCCGCTGGAATCGACCCTGGCCGTGAACAACGCGTCACACGGCACGTATCCGAGGTTGGCGTTGTCGCGGATACCCCAGTACGGGTACTCGATCTTGCCATCGGCGAAGTCGATGGCGGACTCCACATCGACCCACAGAATGAGGTCATTGGCGCTGGAGCCCAAGGAACTGACCCCGAACCGCACTTGTCCGAACTCCGGCACGTAGGCCGCCTCCACCTGGTTGTACCGGCTAGCCTCCAGGGCGGGCGCGGACTGGTAGGCTTCACCGCGCACCGAGCGCATGATGGGGTCCATGAGGGACACCAGCGTTGGCCGCGAGCCGCTATAGGACAACATGTACGGGCCGTTGTTGCTCCAGAAGAAGGCGTAGGACTTCGACTGGTCGCCCCCCTTGGCGCCCTCGACCTCGATCCAGCTGCGGTGTGTGACGATGCCGACGGTGCCGGAGATGTCGAAGTTGTCCCAGTCCCGGGGGTTGTCGGTGGAAAGCTGGTAGGCATGGGTTGACTGTCTGGTCTGGACGATCACGTACGGCCCCAGGCGTCCCAGGTTGGTCAGGCCGCTGGAGGCCTCGGCGCTATCGACGATAACCGCCAAGGAGGCGTCCCAGTCGGTCTCATCGCGGATCCCGGACGGGTAGAACAGGTGTTCGCTTCCAGAGACTCCGGCCACCAGCAGGCGTTCGGCGTGGACCGTGCCGAACTGGGCGGCCGGCGGCGATCCCCCTACGGCCGTCCAGGTGCCCGCCGAGGTCATGGATCTGAAGTTGGTGCCGTTCATCAGCAGGAGCTTGTCGTTGAAGACCAGCATCTTCGGGGCGGCGTTCGCCAGGCCCTGGGACTGCGCATCGAACTCCCCCGTGGCGGTGTTGTACAGGTACGCATCCCCGGTGTTCACCACCACCATCTTCTGGGTGCCGCCCTGAAAGTGGGCATCGAACCCTCCCAGCATATCAGCCCCGGAGGCGATGTCGGTGGTGTGGATACGCCGGATGCCGCGGAACTTCGTCAGGGCCTTCCGGTTGAAGACGTGCAGGTTGCGCAGCAGGGAATACCGGACCACGGCCTGCGACGCGCTCTGTCGGATGCCGTCGTATATCTGCCCCTCGGGCAGGGTCAGCCGGCCGTCTCTCTCCAGCATCTATGCCGCCCGACCGCGGTAGATGACGACCACGGGCGTCAGGGTGGCGCACTTCACGCGGATGCCGGTTCCGAAGACGGAGCCCACCTCCACGGAAACGGGGGGCGTGCCGTTGCCGCCGGTCTTGTAGGTGAAGGCACCGAAGGTGCCAACCGCCGTGGTGCCGTTGTAAACGGTCACCGTATCGGTGGTGGCGCGGCCGATGGGGAAGATCAGGCGGACCAGCTCGCACTCGCCGGTGAACACCTGGGTCCCCGTGCTGGTGGCCACCCTGGTCCAGATGGGGATGGAGCCTACGTCAATCATCGTCGGACCTCCCTCCTGGCCTGCGGTGGCATCTTGGGCGCCGCGACGAGGGCCCTCTCGGTCGCCTCGCGGGCCGCCACCTCCTGAGCTGCTTTCTCGGCCGCCTCGCGGGCCGCCGTCACCTCGGGCTGCTCCCGGCCGTCAGGGCCGGGCACCATACCGCGCCGGTTGGCTTCCGGCGACTGGGCGCCCTTCGTGGGAACGTAGTTCGTGTCGATGCTGCCGGGTTCGATGCCTCGCCTGTTCATGCTCTCCTCTCAGTCCCCGTGGAACCACACCTCCACGGTCTCGCCGCGGAAGTCCTGGCGTTCCTCCAGCCAGGACATGAGCGCCTGCCAGCGGCCCGGACGCCCCGGGCTGCCGTAGTACTCCGTCTGGATCTCCCGGTACCGGGTCCTGCCCTTGACGGCCGCCTGGCGGGCCGCCGACAGCACCACCACGTCCCGGAAGTCCTCCGGTACGGGGCTCATCACCGCCACCCTCGACCCCGAGGCCCCCGCCACCAAGTTCGTGGTAAACGCCTCAGAGACGGTGATTACCCGGGTCGAGCCGGCGTAGTCGGAGATCGTCCGGTACTGCCCGGCCCCGGTCCCCGACACCACCAACAGCGTCATGCCGTTGTAGTAGTCGTCCCGGTTGTCCACTACCCCGTAGGTGGTCGAGTAGTCCGGGGAGGTGGACCAGTTCAAGGTGACGGTCGTGGTCGTGGTGGCCGTCAGCGTTCCCTGGAGCATGTTGCCGTAGGCCGGGGCGTACATGTACCGGATGCCGTTGCTGACCGCCGTGTTCGGCGTCGGGGTGACGCGCGCCTGGTCCCCCTGCAGGGTGATGTGGGGGGTGCCCTCGGCGTCCCAGGGCCAGTTGGCCGTCTCCGTCTCCAGGTAGCGACGCAGGTCCACGTCGTAGACGTAGTAGTAAGGTGTCCCGGAGATACGGTTCTCCACCGCCAACCATCGGGTTCCGAGCCGGGCGTTGAGTGGCAGGTCGTAGAGCGCCTGGTCGGCCACCAGGGAGATGTCGTAGGTGGCCACGAACGCTGACGGGCAGCTCATCTGGATGGTGCGCACGAGGTCTTGCTGTGCCACGTGCAGTCGGTACATGAGCCGGGCGTCGCTCCAGAAGGCGGCGCTGGGCTCGTCCAGCCAGTCGCGCAGGTCGGCCAGCATCTCCGCGGGGGTCGTCAGGAGGCTCATCTAGACCTCGACCACCTGGGCATACCGGGGCAGGGCGTGCCCGCTGAGGGGATGCCGGCGGCGCGCCCCCAGCCACTCGCCGCGGCGGCAAGGCGATTCCTCGGGAATCATCAGGTCGGCCATGGGCACGTTAATCGCCCCGATCTGGGCGTCGATCTCCTTGACGATCTGCCTCCGGTGCTTCCTGGCCACGTCCTGGATGTGGTTGGAGAAGTCCCGGTCGATGCTCTCCTCGCGGCGCTGGTTGGCCTGCTCCATCTGGCGCAGGGCGTGCATCCCGATCCGCCAGGTATCAGCCTCCGCCAGGGCATTGAGGGTGCGCTGGTCGAGAGGCCGGAAGGAGCCGTCGTCCTGGCGCACTGTCATCACCACGAAGGTGCGGTCATACAGCCTCGACGAGTCCGAGATCGTGCGCAGGATCTGCCACCGCTCCTTCTCCCGGTTCCAGCGCACTGACAGGCGCCGATCGTACCTCTTCAACTCCTTCAGGAAACACCGGTCTGGCGTCACCTTCCATCCTCCCGAGCATCGTCAGGTACCGCGTCCGCGCGTGTTCGTAGTCGAAGAACCTGACCTTCTCCTGGGCCTGCTTCGCCACCGCCGCGTACCAGTCGGGATCCGCCAGCAGGCGCTTCACTCGAGCCCGTGCGCCCAGCACATCCCCCGGCATCACGGTCAGCTCTGGAAAGCACTCCCGCTGCGCCCAGACGTTGGGGTAGCCGACGCAGGGCACCCCCAGGGCCGCCAGCTCGATCTGGCTTCGACCGCAGACGTGGTGGGTGTAGCAGTCCACCACCAAGACCGACTTGGCCATCAAGGCCACGGCCACCTCGCCCCCCAGGTAGCCCTCGTGGATGTAGTCGTACATCAGCGCCGGGTAGTCGATGGCGCTCCCGGTGGGGTTGCCGCAGGGCGTCAGGCGCCCGATCACTCGGGTCTTCAGGCCGCAACCCCGGAGCATCCAGTAGGGCAGGTAGTCCTGGTTGTCGCGGTGGAGCATGACCAGGGCGTCGATCCGCTCGTGCCGCGGCTTCGCGGTGGCGCCGATGGCCTCCACGTCGGCCGGGTGCGGGATCACGTACACCGGCCGCCCAACGAACTCCGCCAGCATCCGGGCGGCGTGCGGCTCTACCGACATGATGTAGTCGGCGCACCGCAGCTGATCCAGCAGCAACTCCGGGTAGGGCGGGTACATGTACCAGAACTCCGGGGCGTAGTCGAGGTTGACCACCAGCTTGGTGTCCGACCGCGGCCCGAGTTGCTTCCGCACCCGCCGGGGCGCGTCGAAGTTGGTGCCTGAGAGCTGCACATGCACCACGTCGAACTGTTTGAGGTCCGGGATCGAGGCCACCGGCGCGGCGAACCCCCGGAACAGGCGTTGCCAGTTGAAGACCCCGGTCTTGATCCGCCCGTCACCGGAGATGTCGTTAGCCTGCTGCGTCTCCGTGGTGGTCCCGGAGATCATCACGAACCGCAGGTCCACCTCGCGCTTCTCCATTGAGATCACCCAGTTGGTCGTGCCCTCCTGGGTATGGATCTGGCTGACGGCCACGGGGTAGTGCCGGCTGCCCTGCTCCGATACCAACGCTACCAGGGCCTCGACGCGGGCCGCGTCGAACTCGTGCAGATGCTCCAGGTTGAAGTCATTGACCCGCCTCGGCATGGTTACAAACAGCAGCCCCCCATCGGCCACCAGGCCCCACAGGATCCTCATGGCCGCCTCGGGGTCCACCAGGTGCTCCAGAAGCTCCATGCAGGTCACGGTATCGTACTGCTTGCCCTGAGAGGGCAGCTCGTCGAGGTCCGCCAGGAAGAAGTGGTCGGCGCGGGTGGCAGTGGATTTACGGGCGAAGCGCACGGCCTCCATGGAGCAGTCGCAGCCCCAGGCGTCCTTGCCGTGCGCGATGAGCGCGCCGGTCAGGAGCCCGGGGCCGCAGCCCACGTCGAGGAACGAGCCGGAGCGACGCCGGATCTTCTCCCAGATCACTCCCTGGCGTTCGTTCAGGGTGATCTCGCCGGTCTTGCCCCACTTATTCCACTGCGGACAACGCTGCAGGGCCGCGCGGAAGAAATGGTCGTAGGCGGCCCGCCACTGCCTGGCATCCGCCGTCGGGGCCGTCTGTCTCCAGGCGCTCAGGTCTGGACCGTTCCGGCCGTTCCTCTTGCTCATCACCGCCTCCAGGGTTTCGGGTAGTCCGAAGGTACGGAGCCTACCCTGCGGCCGCGAGGTCGGCGAAGACGTTGACCCCCTCGTAGGCGCTGGCGGCCAGGAGCGGGATGTAGTCGATCTCCAGGCCGAGGAACTGCACCTCGTCGGCCGAGAAGGCCGTCAGCACGTCCGCCTCCACGTTCCAGGCGATCACTCCTTGCCGAGCGGTGAAGTCGAACTTGTTGGCGCTGATGATCCCGCGCGACGTGCGCTTGAGCACCAGCGTCGTGGTGGCCGCCGGCGATTGCGCGGCGATCACGGTATCGAGCGCCGTGGACGGGGCAACCAGCGCCTCGTTGAAGTCGGCCTGATCGTAGGTCACCACCCAGGTGATGGCGTCGGTGGTGGACACCGCCCCGTTGTTCGCCCAGATCACGCGGACGCCGAGCTCCTGCGTCACGTCGATGATCGTGGGCGTTACCAGATCAAGGGTCGTAAAGGAGTCACCTTCGGCGGCTACCTCGCCACCGAAGTGCCCCAGCGACCCCAGCTCGTCGAGCAGGGGCGCGCCGTCGTCCAGGCCGGTGAGTTTGGCGATAGCGGTAGTAGGTCCGGCGGCGGCGCCGTAGAAGCCGAACTCGCCGACGGGGATGCGCCGCACCTGGCGCAGCCATTCGATGTTGCGATCACGGATCATGGATCCTTACTCCACAGTTGGCCCCCGAGGGGGGCGCCCCGGGCGGAGCGCCCCCGTCACGGGATACTACAGGATGATCTCCTGACCCTCCTTGGATCAGTCGTTGGGCTCGTCGCAGCGTACGACCACGGCGACAGATGCCATGGCCCCGGCCGCGCCGTTGGCCTTCGCGTCGCAGTCCAGGCTGAGCAGGTCCCGGTTGTAGACCTTGCCCGCCCGAGTGCCCGAGAAGGCCCCGCCGGACAGCACGTTGGGCACCGTTGTCGCCGCGGCCCCGGTCGCGGTCTTGGTGAAGTAGACCATCGACGTGGTGGTCGAGAAGATGCTGGTGCCGTTGATGTTGATGTCGAAGCGCGTGGCGCTCGTCGTGCCGGTGGGCGTGGTGACGCACCGCGCCTTGATGTCGACGATGGTGCCGCCCTGGCCGTTCAGGCCCTCCACCAGGACGGCGCTCTGCGCCGTGGCGATGGCCAGGGTGCCGGTGTCGAACAGGTGGAAGACCCGGTAACGGAGGGCGTCCGTGGTTACCACGTCCTGCATCAGGACAGCCATGTCTCGTCTCCTTCTCAGGTTTCGGACAGGTCGCGGATGTTGACGCTGTTCCCCGGGTCGGTGCAGGCCATCTCGGCGTAGTAGTAGAGCAGCGCCTCGTAGGCCGCCTCGTTCGACACCTTGTGGAGCGTGCTGCCGTCGGTGTCGTCGAAGTCCCAGTCCGCCAGCTCGTAGCGGGTGAAGGTGGACTCGTCCAGCCACCAGAAGTTGTTGGCCGGCGCGTCCCGGTCGGCGACGATGGGCTTGCCGTTGAAGTCGAGGGCGGTGAAGCCCCCGGCCAGGGTCATCGACGGGGTGTACCGCCGATCCGGCGCCATCAGGTTGCCGATCTTCCGCCAGAGGTTGTAGGTGCCGACCCCCAGGCTGATCTCCCCCTCGCCGTTCTGCTCCGCCTGCAGGAAGCCCTGCTGGAGCAGGTCGAGGGTGACCGGCCGGTTGGTGCCGCTGTTGGCGAGGATCTGCCCGGCGAACTCCGCGTAGGTAGACCTGGAGATGCCGTGCAGGGTGGTGACATAGGTGGTCGAATCGACGATTCCCTGGATGCCCATGATCTCGTTGCCGCGGGCATCCTCCCGGAAGACCCAGGAGTTGTCGGTCCAGGTCTGCGCCGAGGCCAGCGTTGCCGTGGTGCCGCTGACCGCCGACACGGAAATGGAATTGACCTCCTGCGTGCCGCCGGACTTGGCGGTGTAGATGTCGATGACCATGTTGATCTTGACGAAGTGCCCGGAGTCGAGCACCAGCGCCGTGGTAGCCACCCCGGCGCCGTTGGCCCGGCCGACGGCGCCGAAGCCGTCTCCCCACAGCTGCCGGTTGATGTCGTTGCGGGCGTCTCGTTCGAGGCCCCGCATCTCGGCGTCCATGACCTTGGCGAAGGCCCCCTCCGCGGAGGCCGTAGCCTTGATCGACGGCAGGGTGAACTTGCAGGTGCCGTAGTTGTAGACCATCGGCACCAGCATGTCCACGTAGGTCTGGTTCTGCGGCGACGGCGTGGTGCCGCCGTCGGCGCGCGCGCCCACCGACTGGGTGGGCCGCATGTTGACGGGAACGACGGCCCGGCGGCCGGTGAAGTCGGCAGCTTCCGACGTCCGCTGCAGCCGGGCCATGAGGATGCGCTTACTGTTGATGACCGTCCGCAACTTCCGGCCGTAGTCCTCCTTCAGCACCGCATCGAAGGTGGTAAGGGTGGCGCCTGCCATTGGTTACCTCGGGTGTCAGGCTCCGCCCGCGGCGATCTGCTTGATACGGCGGGCCACGTGCTGACGCCAGTTCTTGCCGCCGAAGGTGTTCTCGGGGGCGGTGGACTTCATCAGCTTGACCACCACATCGTCGCGGGCCGCGAGGTTCCCCCCGCGGCGGGTTGGGGGCGGAGCTTCGGTGGATTCGTTGTCCAGTTCGTCCTCGTCCTGTTTCTGCCGGTCCGCTTTCGCGCCCAGGTACCGCTGATGCTTGGCGCGAAAGAGCTTGATGGCCTGGTCGGTGGTGAAGTTGTTGCCGTACCGGCGCAAGCCGTCCATCATCACTGACTCCTTGAAGATTTCCTTCTCGGCGTCGGTCAGGCCGGCGCGAACCATGACGGTATCGAGCTGGGACTCGAAGTCGTTGAGGATCTGCTTGCCGGAACTCTCCCGCAAGCTCCCCTCGATCCCCTGGAGGCGCTGTCCGACGGCGCCCACGACGAGGTTCACGAGGCCCTTCCCGTAGTCGCGGAAGAAGGCTTTCGTCTCCTCGGGCACGTCGGCGTACTTCTCACCGAAGAACTGCTTGGTGAACGCCTCGATGGGGTCCTGCGAACCCGGTGTCGCCCCGGGCTGCCCGCCGCGCAACAGCGCGGCCATGGCGCCCTGGGTGCGGGCCAGGTCCTGCTTCAACTGCGCCAACTCGTTGGATGTCGATGCGGTCTCCTCTGAGGCTTCCTCCTCGGAGTCCTCATCTACCGAGCTGGTGTCTGCCGCCTTCTTGTTCCCGGCGGCCGAGGGCGCGTCGTCGCTCAGCAGGACGCGCAGGTCGTCGTCGTTCAGATCCGGCTCCGGCTCCACCGCAACTCGGGACTGTGGCGGGGTGCCGAGCATGAATCCCTGTTCCTGGGGCATGGTTGCCTTTCCGCGCTTACCGCGCTGTCACTGCCTGGGTCTGGGCTTCCCGCTGATCTCCGAAAGCCCCCGACTCGGCGACCTGGTTACTGACGGACTCCGTGGAGCCCTTCGCGGCTTGCGCCGCCATCATCGCCTGCTGCGCCTGGGCCTGCATGGCCTGCTGATGCGACATCGCTCGCTGGATGATCTGCATCTGCACCGGCGGCGACAGGGCGTCAAACTCGGATGTCTTGGTGAAGTCGGACAGAATCTGGAAGTGGATCGGATGCACGTCGAAGGGCAGCGGTGGCGGCACCGGCTGGCCTTCCTTCATGCGATTGAGGAGGCGGATGGCCTTCTTGGCGTCGAGCCTATACTCCGTCTCGAAGCCTTCGACGCCCAGCACCTCCAGGAGTTTGGCCCGGACCTGCGGCTGCCGGGGATCTCCCAGCCATCCCTTGTCGGCGGCCATGATCGTCTTCTGCTGGCGCGCGCTCTCGGAGTGCAGGATGCCGCGCTCCACCTCGACCACCACGTCCACGGTGTTGCCGATGTCAGCGCCGCGGTAGTGGTACGCCTCCATCTCCTGGTTCTCACCCAGTACTCGAACCAAGCGGTAGTCCTTCCACTCCTTCCGGGAGATGAGCAGCTTGCGCTGTTCGTGGCGTCCCAGGGCGGCCTGCCACCGTTTCATCAGCGGGCCGAACCGCCGGTACGCCTGTTCCTGCAGAAGGTTGAGGGCAACGCCCGCCTCGACCCCGGTGGGGGCTTGGCCGCTGAGCACTTCCTGGGTACCGAAGATGTCCTCCAGATCGACCCGGCACTGCTCCCGCTCCTTGTAGATGTCGCCGGGCAGTCCGGCGCCGGGGATCTTCTGCGGCGAGGCCCCGCCGGTGTTATGGGGGTTGTACCGGATCAGCAGACCGGGCCGCCCGTCGATAAAGGTCACCCCGGACCCCTGGGGAATCGTCCACTGCGGGTTCAGCATGGTCTTCCGGTTCAGGATGACGTTGGAGTCGATGGCGTTGAGCCGCTTCTGGACCGGGATGGCCGCCGGCATGGGGCCGATGCCCCACATCTCGCCGGGGATCTTGCGGTAGGGCACGTGCTCGTAGGGCAGGTGGCCGTCGAGGCGCTTCTCCAGGTCGCCGTCGTAGAGCAGCTTGCCGCTGGCGGTGACGATGTACTTGCCGTCCTTGAACTTGTCACTCGGCACATGCCGGAAGTAGTGAACGCGCACCATGGACATCTTCTTCTCCTGGGCCTGGGAGAAGTAGTGGCTGCGCGCCGAGGAGACGAACCCGGTGAACTGGTCGATCTCCAGGTCTTCGGCGATCACCTCGCGGGCCTTGCTGCCGAACTCGTTCTTCAGCTCGTCCAGGTCGTAGGGCACGACTTCATCGACGTACATGACCCGGGAGAAGTCGTCTCGGGGCTGGGGGTACCAGTTGAACAGGTTGACGGCGGCCTCACAGACCTCGCCTGTGCTGAACTCCCGGTAGAGCGGCCGGCCCTGGTTGTCCCGCATCTTCTCGACCCGGATGTCGTAGAGGGGCTCGCCGGTGGGGCTGCGTTGCGGCCGGTCCTGCAGGCGGAGGGTATCGCGGGAGCAGGCTGGACAGGTCTGGCCGTCCGCCTGGGGCGGGAACTCCTCGCCGCACATGGCGCAGGTGGCGGCCGGCTGGGTGATGGGGTTGCTGATGGTGCGCTCGCGCAGGCGCCGCTGCAGGACACCGGCCGCGGCGTCCCAGTTGGCGTAGAGGACGCAGTTGCCGGTGGTCACCAGCCAAGCGGCGGCGTCGAGCTGGAGCATCGGGGTATGAAGATGGTCCCGCAGGTATCGAAGGATCCGCTGGGCCGCCTGGGAGGCGTCCACGTCGGATTGGTCCTGGGTCGCCGGCCGGGCGATGGGCGAGAAGTCCGGCGAGGTCAGGATGTCGACGATGCGATCGTAGGGCTTGGAGAGGTAGTCAGTGGTCGGGGTGGGGATCCAGGACTCTAAGCTATTGCGGGTGAAGCGGTTAGACATGGCGTCGAACCGCACCCACTGCTCATTGGTGACGAACAGGATGGCCTCGCGCCAGTGGCGTTCGAGGACCAACTTGAAGCCCTTGAGGTAGGTATAGGCGTTCTGTACCAGGGCGACCGTCTCATCGACGGTCTTGGGCTTCTGGAACTCGGCGACCGGCGACCCCTGCCGGCCCATCGTCATGTTCGTGGTCGCCATCTTCCCCCTGTCTCAGAAGTGAGACCCTGGGGGGAAGGTAGGCAGGTCCCGCCGCAACGTCAAGCGGGACAAAGACGTGAGCGCAGAACTGGGGGTTCAGCAGGAGGCGAGTCAAGGCCCGGCCCGGGCGCGCGCCAGCAAGGCCAGCGCCTGGGCTACCAGGTCGGGCTCCTTGACGGAGCCGACGACCACGCCGTCCTCGGCGGGCAGGAGGGCGGCCGCGAGGTCTTCGAGGGCGGTGGCTACCAGATCACCCCAGGCGTCCCATGGGTAGAGGTACTGGCTGCCCTGGCGGACGGGTTGCTTGAGGTGCCGGCTGACGGTGACGGTGAACGGCGCGGCCTGCAGGGCGGCGAGCAGCAGGGCGGTCAGGTCGAAGGGGCCGTCGGCGGTAGCGGGATGCGGATCCCCGGGATTCCGCAACCGGTCGAGGTGGTCGAACGTCCCGGGGGCCGTGCGCGCCACCTGGAGTTCCTCGATCCCCGGGATTCCGCTTCCCCATGACGACGGCACCCGCAGGGTCAGGGTAGCGTCGTCCCGCCGCACGAAGTCCAGGGGCATCTGTTCCTCGGCCACGCGGCGCCAGATGGCCAACTCCTGCTCATTGGGAGGGTCGGCCGCGGCGGCGGAACTCACCCCCGCCTGGACGATCTCGCGCCAGCCGTCGCTGCCGGGGGGCGGGTTCTTCTGCTCCCAGCCGGGTCCGCCGACCAGGGCGGGCAGGACGTGCTCCTCGCCTTTGTCGTCGACGCCCACTACATCCTGCGCCTCGCGGCGCGGGGCGCCACCGGAGTACTTGGCCATCAGGGGCTCCTCGGGACCTTGGAAGCGAAAGCGCCTTGGCCCGGCATGGCGCCCTCCACGTCTTCGACCCCGGAATGAGGGCTGCGCACCAGCGGCTTGAACTGGCCCGTTTCCTGATCCACCCATCCCAGGCTTCCGTCTGGCTCGCTCATGACCGCGGCCATCTGCCCGGACAGGGCCATGAGGCGGTCGAGGGTGCGGTTATGGGCGCGGCGTTCCACGGCCAGCATCCAGGAAGCCCACACGGCGACGAACAGGAACAGGCCCACCATGATCCAGACGCTCACCATACCATCGCCCCCAGTTCCCAGTCGGGCCGTTCGCGCTCGAGGCGCTCAAGGGCCTTCTCGGAAAGTTTCTGCTCCCGGGTCTTCGGCGTCTCCTCGGTCAAGAGGTCCAGTCCCAGGACGGACGCCTCGACGACCTGACCGGCGACCATGGGGGCCAGGTCGTCCTTGCCCTTGGATTTCATCCAGACGGCCCACATCTGGCAGGCGCCGAGGTAGGCGAACACGGCGTCGTCGTGGCCGCCGGGAATGGCTTCGTACTTGCCGCGGGCGTTCTGGCTGAAGATTTCCAGCTGGTCGAACAGGGTCTTCGACATCGGCCGGATCGACCCGTCCCGGGTCCAGGACAGGCCGTGCCGCACCATCCAGTTCCGGGTAAGGGTGTTGGTGTTCCAGCCTGGCTTCCGGGTATCCACGGGCCCGGCCTGCTGGCCGAGTTTCTGCTCGAAGTGCAGGTTGGGGTAGCGCAGTTCGACGAGCTTGTTGTTGGGGGTCTGGTCCTTGTTGTTCTCGAAGCAGCCGTAGGCCCAGTTGTAGTACTCGCCCATGTCGTAGGCCAGTTCGCCCAGTTCGTTGCCGGCCAGCTTCCCCACGTACTCCGCCACCTGTAGCCCGTCTTCGCAGCACAGCCAGCAGAGGGCGGAGTCATCGCCGTGCTCCAGCCCTTCGGCGGGGTCGCCGAAGAAGACGTAGTGCTTCTCTGGCTGGGGCTCGAAGGCCCGGCGCACGCCTTCCATCAGGCCGCCGCCTCGAAGCGCAGCTTGCCGTCGACGCCGCGCAGGGGCCAGCCAGTGACGATCTGCGAATCCGGCGGCGCGCCGGCTCGCAGGGCGCGGATCAGGTCCCGGTCGAAGGCCAGCTTCATGCCCAGCGGCGTGAACATCCCGTAGGCGCGGGCGTCCATCTCGTCGGCGTCCCACTGGGCCACGAGGGCTTGCTTGGCGGTCTCCGGCAGGTGGGGGTTGTGGAAGAGGGACCAGGAGAAGAAGTCGATCCCCTTCTGTTCGCGGGGCACGTACAGGTCCTGAAAGATCCAGGGGATGCCGTGGATCCGGTCGAAGACGGGGGTGCAGGTACCGATGATCTGGCCTTCTCGGTCAATGGTGCGGGCGTAGAGTTCGGAGTAGACGTCCTTGGGAGGCACCTCGTCAAAGTGGCCCTTGTCGATCTTCGTGCCCTGGAAGGCGATGCGGCCGGCGGAGGAGTACTTGAAGTCGATCCGCGAGCCGTTGGTGAAGCCGATGTAGTTGTTGCGGAAGCCGCCCTTGGGGGAGTAGTGGATGTCATCGGCCACCAGTTCCCAGCCATAGGACAGTTGGTTGGGTCCCAGCACCTGCTCGGCGAAGGTGCGTTGGACGATCTCGATGCTGGTGTCTTCGGTGTCGGAAACGACCCAGATGTCCACAGGCGGCGTGAATCTGGCGCTCGGCCCCTTGGAGATCACGTCGATGCCGAGGCAGTCGGCGGCGTCTTCCATCAGTGCCATCTCGGTTTTGCCGGCGCGGTTGCCGGCGGTAACCCAGCGTTGTCGGGCGCGAGAGGCGCAGAAGCCGATCTGGCAGGGGTTGTCGTCGGAGGTATAGCCGAACGGCTGCCAGCGAACGAGCGGGAACTGGGCGACCTTGAGGACCTGCTCAAAGCCTTGGGGATTGGCTTCGGCCAAGAGGTCGCCCAGGGCGGGGTCTGCCTCCAGGCCGCGGGCCAGGGCGGCAATGTCGGCGAACGACGCTTTCGCTTCCAAGTTGGAAGTAACCGGGTCCGAGGCTGACGCTGCCGCTTCCAAGTCAGCCATGGCTCATAAGGCGAGTGGCGCTCCGCAGGTCGGCGGGGGTGAAGATGCGTCGATTCGCCGAGTCGCGCCGGTCGGGGATCAGGCCGCGCCGTACGTAGTTGCGCAGTGTCTCCGTGGAGCAGCCGGCGCGCTTGGCGGCGGCGCCGATGTGAAGAATGGGTCTCATGACGCTTCCGCTTCCAAGGCCTCCGGCCTCACTTGACTTGGCCCTCCGTTCTTTGTATATTGATAGCAATATACAAAGGAACCCCGGCATGTCAAGCAAGGACCTCGGCGTCAAGCCGCACATCGACCGCCTTCGGCGCTTCATCAAGGCGGAGCGCCAGATGCGGGAGCAGGTCTTCCAACCGACCAGCATGGACCGCCGCAAGCTGCGGGCGCAGAAGCTGGCCGACTGTGACGAGGCGTTGCTGGCGCTGCAGTTCATCGAGGAGGTCTTCATTCCTCGCGTCAGGCAGGAGGAGTTGTTTTGATCTCGTCGGTGCCGACGGTGATGATCTTCGACCGGATCGGGTCCTTCGTGCAGGTCTTCGTGGACCGGGCCAAGGTCAGGGGTTGGAAGGTCCTCTTGGCGAAGGGCGAGGTCAATCCCGAGCTGATCGAGCAGTGCGACGTGATCTACTGCAACTGGTGCGATCATCTGGCGGTGTCGCTGGCGCAGAAGAAGTGGCCGGGGAAGCTGGTGGTAATGGTGCGCAGCTACGAGGCCTACGCCGGCTTCTTGGGGGCGATGCATTGGGAGCACGTGGACCGGCTGGTGTATGTTTCGCCGCACATCCGCGAGTACTGCCAGTTGACCTATCCGATTCCGGGCTCGATCCCGGTGTCCTACGTGCCGGATTGCGTCGACGTGCAGCGGTTCCCGTTGAAGGCGGACCTCTCGCCTGGCAAGGTGGTCGGCTTCGTCGGTCGGCTCGGGGCGCCGAAGCACGCCGAGTGGCTGGTGGCGGCGGCGTACGACTTCCCGGATTACCGGTTCCGCTTCAAGGGGCCGTTCGAGGATCGCCGGCTGGCGCCGTTCTTCGCGTACCATCAGGCGAAGGCGGGCAACCTGGAGGTGGAGGGGCCATCGGGGGAGCCGTGGTTCGGCGGGCAGGGGGTGAACGCCTTCTTGGAGGGGTGCCATTACATCGCCTCGCCGTCGTTCCACGAGGGGACGCACATGGCGCTCTTGGAGGGCATGGCGAAGGGTCTGTTCCCCCTGTGCCAGGACCGGCCCGGGGCGGTGGTGGCGCCGGACTACCCGGTGTACCGGTCGATGCGCGAGTTCGGGGCCTTGCTGGAGGCGAGCAGGCCCAGTCCGGCGCACCGGGTCTGGGTGGAGGAGCACCGGCACGTGACGCGGCAGTGGGCGGCGGTGGACGCCTTGTTCGAGGCGGTGGCGCCGTCGCCGATCATCTTACCCCCTCGGGGGGTGAAACTCAACTAGGAGGGAGACGTGAAGCAGATCCTGTCGGAGAGTGAGATCATCGAGGCGATCCGGGCGCACTACGAGTTGGACCCGAAGCAGTCGGTGACGCTGTCCTCGAGCCGGAAGCGGGGGGCCCCGGCGGCGGAGTACAGCGCCTTGGTGGAAGACCTCGACCTGTTCCCGCCGGAGCCGTCCGTGTCGAAGCCGAAAGGACCGTAGTGGCGACCATGAAGGAGTTGGACGCCGAGCAGGCGAAGGCGGCGGAGAAAGTGGCGATCAACCTCCTGCACCGGGCGCCGCTGGGCATGGTCATCACCTCGACGCCGCGGGGGGTGCAGGCGACAGACGCTTCCGCTTCCAAGGCGGAGGGCCAGCTGCTTGTGCTTCCAAGGCCGGCCTTCCAGACGGCGCACAACTGGTGGGGGAAGGGGTATCGCTTCGCCGATCCCAATCATCGCCGGCTGGTGGCCGCGGCGTTCCGGGCGATCCTGGAGCAGATCGAGGCGGAGTGGGGGCCGATCCCGGACGACCTGGGGCACTGGTCGTGAGCAAGGCCCGCTGGCCAGGGAGGGGCAAGCCGGCTCGGATGGCGCCCCCCCAGGCGTCCGGCCGGCGGTGTTGGCGGTGCGGGAAGACGGCGGCGCCGTCCTGGAAGCGGATCGACCGGAAAGTAGTGGCCTGCTGCCGGTACTGCGGGGGGCGCCTTGACCCACTTGACACCAAGTAGTATCTTCATCTCATGGTTGAGACCATCGTCTTCCACGACCCCCTACCACCGCACGACCCCCTGGACGTGCGGCCGGGGAAGTTCTGCGTCCGGTGCCCGGCGGAGTGGGAGCCGGACGACCAGGTGTGCTGGGCCTGCGGCGCGGAGAAAAGCATCGGGGACCGTGAAAAAGTTCTTGACAGGGAAGGTCTGATCTCGGTATCTTGAGGCCCAAGGGGGAGTCGCCGCCTCTGAGGGTATCGGTTCACCCTGGGTAGCCGCGCTTGGCAGAGTGGCGTCCCACACGACCCTCAGAGGATGGGCTTCGGCCCACGGGCACCCTCAGTCCCCGGCGACCCTCTGAGGGTTTCGTGTTTGCCCCCAAAGGCCCGGGGGCTACGCCGGGGCCGGCTCCGTAGGAGTCCGGTGGAAACGCCACACCTCGGGAGAGGGACGGATGACCGCAAGGAGCCGGCCCCATGAGCACCGCGACCTGTGACCCCATCCTGAAAGAGGGGTACATGCCCGGAAGCGAACGCGTCTCTCGCCGCAAGCCGAAGACCAGGACTGGCGCCAAGTCCTGTAAACGCCGCAAGATGCGCAAGGTGATGCGGGAGTTCAAGGAAGGGCAGCTCCACTCCGGCTCCCACAACGGCCCCGTGGTCAAGACCCTGGGCCAAGCCATCGCCATTGGCCTGTCAGAGTCCGGCCAGTCGCGCGCCAAGAAGAAAAAGCGCTGATGGCCTCCTGGATCGGCAAATACGACCTCGGCCGGGAGTCCCCCACCCTGCGCCCCCAGCGCCGGGAAGGACCGCCCCGCACCCCCTACTACTCCGTCCCCCTCTTCAGCGGTCCCGTCTCCCGCGAGTACGTCGAACTCTTCCGCCGCTGCGGCTGGCGGATCCGATACAGCCGGCGCCTGGCCCTGAACAGCAAGACCCCGGGATGAAGACTGACGCCAAGCTCACCTGCCCCAGGAAGTCCTGCCAGCACTACGGCAAGCCGCGCCTGACCCGGGCCGGCCCGCACCTCAAGGCGACCTGCGCCCGCTGCGGAGCCTACCTCCGGTTCTTGAAGCAAGCACATGGCCCACATCAGAATAAACCGGCCTACCTGGAAGATCGAAAGCCCGCCTCCAAGGCCATCCATCGACCCGACCTGGTAGCCGCCTACAATACCCGGTCCGTGCCCAAAACACCGCCGGACCACCTCGAGTGGAAGCCGTCCCGCTTCCTGCTCAACGAAACCTCGGAACAAGCCCTGCTGTCGCTGTCCATCTGGCATAAGGTGACAGCCCTGCTGCGCTTGGAAGCGAAAGACGCTTTCGCTTCCAAGGCGTCCGCGCCCTACGCGACCCGCGCGCCTTCACTTCCAAGACGACAGATCCGGCCAGCCGCCGGCTGACCGCTGAGCACCACCATAGGCCGGCTGCTCAGAGCCGGCCCCCGTCGTCCCGCCGGAAACGGCCTCTGCCAGGCCACCCACCTGGTACCACCGGTTCTGCGCAGCCTGGAAGGGCAGGCCAGATTGAGAGGGCACTGGAGAAGGCCCTTCGCGGGAGCCCGCGACCCCCCATCCAAGCTGCCTGGACCAAACCCAGACCCATCGCGCCGCCGGAACAGACACGCAAGCCCCCACAAAGAGCCACTGCGGAAGTCACCAGCGGAGGCGTGAGCCCACGCCAACCCCCGAGAGCTGGACGGACTACCCGGGCCAGCTCACCCCAGCTACCGGAGATTGCATGCCGCCCTGAGCCAAAGAGAGTGCCGCCGCCCCCATGGTAGGGAAGATCACGGGAGGGCAACCGGCTACCTGACGACACTCCCCCACCGCCCCCGACATACGCCCCGCATACCTCACGCGAGGGCTGTACCGTCCGCCCCAGATCGCCGAGTAACCCCTCGGTGGCCTGGGGCGGACTCCGCTCGCACCCTTCGCTCGGGCTGTAGAAGGGCGCGACCGACCCGCCCAGGGTCCCGCGGAGTCCCACCCGACCACCCCCGTGTCCCCCCGCTCATACCGCAAACCCCCGTAACAGAGGGGTCCCTCTCCTCGGGGGGGGGCACCGGGGGCGCGC